ATGCAGCCCCACAACCTGTGGATGTTGCCACAGACCCTGATGTTGAAAAAATTGGGGAAGAGGAAGATTCGACAGAAGAGTTAGAAATTACTGACCTTGTTAAGTCACAACAAAACATTGAGTCAAAACAAGAAGAATATTTTAACAATTTATTTGGACAACTATCTAATTTGGAACAAAAACTTTCAGAGATGGATAATGTTATGTCAAAACTTAATGAACTTGAGGCAAAGATTGAAAAATATAGACCTAAAACTCCTGAAGAAAAACTTGAATTAAGAAGTATTGACTCAGGACCATTCAATCAGAAACTTACAGATTTTTTTACTGACAAACAATCTGATATGGAAAAATCAGGAAAAAATGAATATGTTTTAACTACAGATGAGGTTGAGGATTACACTCCAGCAGAGATTAAAGGAACTTTTAACAACTACGGAGAAGAGGGGGATTTTAAAGAAATTAAATACTAAGGCGGACATTATTTGACTTTTACGGCTGACACACTTACTTTTGTTTATTAACTTTTAAATTATATATTATATTATGGCGACAAATTCTTTAGATGCTGTTCTCGCTCAGTATGAAAAAGCGAAATCAAATGGTGGTGGAAACAAGATTTCACAAGAAGACCGAATGAAGAAATACTTCGCGGCAATTCTACCACAAGGAAAATCAACAGGACAAAAAAGGCTTCGTATCCTACCAACTTCTGACGGCTCGTCTCCGTTTAAAGAAGTATGGTTTCACGAAGTGCAAGTGGCTGGAAAATGGAATAAAATCTATGACCCGGGTAAGAACGACAACGAACGTTCTCCACTTAATGAGATTCACGATGAACTTATGTTGACAGGTAAGGCTTCTGATAAGGAACTTGCAAAACAATATAAGGCACGTAAATTCTACATCGTTAAAGTAATTGACAAAGACGCACCTGAGGATGGAGTTAAGTTCTGGCGTTTTAAGCACAACTATAAGAACGAAGGTATTCTTGACAAAATCATTCCAATTTGGAGAGCTAAAGGTGATATCACTGACCCTGAAAAAGGACGTGATTTGATTTTGGAACTTACAAAGGCAAAAACTCCAAAAGGTATTGAGTACACAGTTATCCAAACTGTAATGTATGATGACCCAGCTCCACTTCACGAAGATAAAGAGACAATGGATTCTTGGGTTAAAGATGAACTCACTTGGAAAGATGTTTATTCCAAGAAGCCTGTAGAATACTTGGAGGCAATTGCTCGTGGTGAAACTCCACGTTGGTCAACTGAACTTGGTAAATACGTTTACGGTGACGAAGCGGGTGAAATGACAATGGGTGGAACAATTCCTGACCCTCAGTCTGAAGATGACCCTGATGGTGACCTTCCATTCTAATTAAAATTTAATATTAACTTGGCCACCCCTGAAATATGGGGTGGCCTTTATACTAATTAAAAATGACAATTCAAGAAAAAATCTCAAAAAAACTTTATGATGCTCTTATGAGCAAATATGCTTCAGAAATGAACGAAGCTGAGGCAACACTTTTGGTCTATTTTAATAATCCTGTTGGAATTGGCGAACACCCACAACACTTAGAAGAAATGGATAAAATGGTTGAAAAATATGCAAACGCAAAAGATAAAAGCGAAGCGTTACAACAAATTGTAAAATACAACTAATTATGGCTATAAAGAAAAAAGAATTCTCTTTAGATGCAATCAAAGACAAGTACTCAACCAAAACTAAGTACAAGGATACACAATTCTTTGAAGTCGGCGAGGCTTTTCACAATAGCTGCGGTATTCCCGGTCCTGCTATGGGGAACATTAACATGTTCCTCGGTCACTCAAACTCTTCGAAGACGACTGCCTTGGTTAAAACGGCGGTAGATGCTCAAAAGAAAGGAGTATTACCTGTGTTTATCATTACTGAAAAGAAGTGGTCTTGGGACCATGCGGTCGAACTTGGACTTGAAGCTAAAATGGTTGACGGAGAATGGGACGGGTATTTTATTTTTAATGATTCCTTTGACTACATTGAACAGGTGACTGAATACATTAATGAACTCCTTGATGAACAAGAGAAAGGAAACATTCCACACTCTCTTTGTTTTCTTTGGGATTCAGTAGGTTCAATTCCCTGCAAAATGACTTTTGATGGTAAGGGTGGTAAGCAACACAATGCTTCGGTACTTGCTGACAAAATTGGTATGGGCATTCACGCTCGTATTACAAAGTCAAAGAAAGAAGATTATCCATATTACAATACTCTTGTAGTTGTTAATCAACCTTGGGTAGAACTTCCTGATAATCCATTCGGACAACCAACTATCAAAGCAAAAGGTGGTGAAGCTCTGTGGCTTGCATCGGCACTTGTGTTCCTATTTGGTAATCAGAAAAATGCTGGTATTAATCATATTACAGCAACCAAAAATGGAAGAACTGTATCTTACGCTATCCGTACTAAAATCTCTGTACTCAAAAACCACATTAATGGTCTCGGATATAAAGACGGAAAAATCATTGCAACTCCACAAGGATATATTGCAGATGATAAAGACGCACTTGAAAATTATAAAAAAGAATATTCACAGTACTGGAACGCAATACTTTCAGGAACTGGTGAAATAATTCTTGATGAAACAGAAGAAGTATTTGAAAACGAAGAGTAATCAATTATCTTTGTATCTGTGAAGAAGACTCTACTTGTAGACGGTAACAACCTGTTCAAAATTGGTTTCCATGGTGTGAAAGATTATTTCCACAATGGAAACCATATTGGAGGTCTTTTCCATTTTATTAATACCCTTAGAAAGTTTATTGATGAACACAACTTTGATAAGGTTGTAGTTTTTTGGGACGGTGAGGAGTCTCGCTCACAAAGAGAGGTACTTTATCCGAAATATAAAATGAACCGAAGACTAACGTTTGAGGACCCCATATATATTTCTTATTTGTACCAAAAAAACAGAGTAAAACAATATTTGGAGGAAATGTACGTCAGACAACTTGAAGTCCAAGGAATTGAAGCTGACGACTTAATGGCAGAGTATTGTAGAATATCTGAAAACGAAGATAAATTAATTTTCTCTGGCGATAGAGACCTTACTCAACTCATTTCTGAAAAAGTATCTGTATACTCACCAAATTTAAGGGCCACCTTCAAAAACGGAGATAAAATCAAATTAAATGATTTTGAATTTCCACACTATAATATTTTAACCCTAAAAATTATGATGGGAGATAAATCTGATAACATTGAAGGTATTCAGTCTCTTGGTGAAAAGACTCTCGTCAAATTATTTCCTGAAGTACTTGAAAGAAAAGTTACTTACCAAGAAATTTTGGATAAGGCGGAAATTCTTTTAAAAGAACAAAAAGATAACACAACTTTGAAAAATATTTTGACTGGTAAGACAAAATCAGGTATATTTGAAAAAGAGTATTATCAGATAAATGAAAAGATTGTTGATTTGTCTAACCCATTATTAAATGATGAGGCAATTGAACAAGTTGGATTAGTTTATTCTGAGAAATTGGACACAGATGGTAGAAGTTATAAGAATCTAATCAAGTTTATGGTGGCTGACGGGATTTTTAAATTTCTTCCAAAAACGGATGACGCATGGACATATTTTATCACACCATTTTTAAAGTTAACAAGAAAAGAAAAAAGTAAAACAAAGTAAAATTTTTTATGAAAGAGCAAAATGCAGATTTAACAAAGTTGGAGTTTTTGATGACTGTAAATGACAACTTTATTGTACAACGTTATTTTAACGTGAAAGACTACAACCCAAAGGCCAAAAATTCAGTAGAGCTTTTGGAATTGTTGGATGGGTTTGTTGAGACTATGAAATTACATCTGAAGATGAAGAGTGTTTCCTATATGTCTGACAACCAATATGAAATTATGGAAAACCCTGAGGTTCTTGAAACATCTTTCACAGATGGACCAGAGGTGTTTAATTTGTATCTAAAATACAATGGTAATGTTATGTACCACTACACTTTTGACGCAAAACCTTACCCCCCAAAAGTTCGATATACAGTAGATATCCGACCATATCTTAAAGGGGTTTTGTCTAATTTGACCGAAGTATTTTCTTCTAAAAATTTAACTTACGATTTGATGGGATACTCCTTAGTCTAACAATATTTACTTAAAAAAGGACTAAGATGGCTGACAAGAATTTTGATTATTTAGGAGGTACTTTCCAACAACAACTTATCAATCAGATAATAATTGATAAGAACTTTTCTCACTCAATATTGGAGGTACTTGAGGCAAATTACTTTGAAAACAAGTATTACAAAATCATCATACAGATGATTAAAGAGTACTACAAAAAGTTCGATTGTGCTCCAACCTACGACACATTGCATCAAATTATCAAGTCAGAGATTACCCAAGAACTGATGTTAAAAATCACTTTGGATACAATTAATGATATTAAAAATGTATCTGAAGAAGGAGCACTTTTTGTACAAGAAAAGGCTCTCAAATTCTGTAAGCAACAAGAGCTTCAGAAGGTAATGGGAAAGGCTCAAAAGATTATTGACGGAGGTGAATTTGAAAACTATGACACCCTTGAAGAGATGGTTAGAGAGGCTCTTCAAGTTGGTGTTATAGAGAAAGATACAGGTGATGTTTTTGAAAACTTGGACCAAGTTCTTCAAGAAGATTATCGTCATCCAATTCCAATGGGAATTCCAGGTATTGACAATCTATTAAAAGGTGGACTTGCAAAAGGTGAAATCGGAGTGATACTCGCACCAACAGGTGTCGGTAAAACAAGTTTGACAACAAAGATTGCCAACCACGCTTTCAATATGGGATTCAATGTGTTACAGATATTCTTTGAGGATAATCCAAAGATTATTCAAAGAAAACACTTTACCCTTTGGACTGGAATTGCTCCTGACCTTCTTGGTGAACACAAAGAAGAGGTTATGAAAAAAGTAACGGAAGTTCAAGATAAGATGAAAAACAGACTTATCCTTAAAAAACTTCCATCAGATACTTTGACAATGAATCAAATCAAAAACCAAATCAGAAAGATGATTGCTGATGGTATTAAGATTGATGTTATAATCTTGGACTACATTGATTGTGTAACACCTGAGAAGATGATGGATGATGAGTGGAAAAGTGAAGGTTCAGTAATGAGAGCATTTGAAGCAATGTGTCACGAGTTACACATCGCAGGATGGACAGCAACACAAGGTAACAGAAGTTCAATTTCATCTGAAGTTGTAACGACAGACCAAATGGGAGGTTCAATTAAGAAAGCTCAAGTTGGTCACGTTATCATATCAGTGGCTAAAACATTACAACAAAAGGAACTTAAACTTGCAACAATTGCTATCACAAAATCACGTATCGGCAAAGACGGAGTAATCTTTGAAAACTGTAAATTTGATAATGAACTACTTGTAATTGATACAGAAAGTTCCATGACAATGTTAGGTTTTGAAGAAAACAAAGAACAAAAAAATAGAGATAGAATTCGTGAAATTCTAGACAGAAAGAAACAACAAACAGTATAATTATTAAAAAATAGGAGTATTAATTATGGAAAAAATATTGGTAGAAAATCCAAATCGTTTCGTTATATTTCCGATTGAACACAACGACATATGGGAATTTTATAAAATGCACCAAGCCGCATTTTGGACGGCTGAAGAGGTGGATTTGTCGGGTGACATTCGTGATTGGGAGAACCTTTCAGAGAATGAACAATACTTTGTTAAGAATGTTTTATCATTCTTTGCGGCATCCGATGGAATTGTTAACGAAAATTTGGCTGAAAATTTTTACCGAGAAGTACAATACCCTGAAGCAAAATTCTTTTACGGATTCCAACTTGCAATGGAGAATATTCACAGTCTAATGTACTCGCTTTTGATTGATACATATGTGTCAAATCCAAAAGAAAAAGATGAATGTTTCCACGCAATTGACAGACTTCCAGCAGTTCAAAAGAAAGCCAAGTGGGCTCTTGATTGGATTACAAACGCATCCTTCCA